CGTCCCAGATGACAACATCATCACCCAGAACAGCAAAGCAATCCTTACCTCCACTCAACTGGTGGATCAATACACCATGAGAGAGGCCAAAGGCTGGGAAACTCGGCCGAAGACCCATTGGCTGTCCTTTTTGCCATCGGTATTCATTCCCGTTATAAGACCAGCTTGATCGGGACAGGGTCTCAAATAAACCAATCATGAGACGCCAACCGCAATCTCCTGGACAAAGCTGCTCTAATACTTTGAGCTGCCAAGATAATGGGAATTGATCGGTCGCGGACGACAGATCCACCGAATGGAGGGTCTTCCCTTCCGCAAGTAATTTCTGCAGAAGGGGTTTGGCTTTCTCCTGTGCATGCGTATAATCCCAAGGTATTTGCTCAAGAAGTGAATATAACCTTCTTGACATGGGCTCTAACACGTGCTGATGTAAACGGAAAGGTGATGCAATCCATCGTATTTTCCAACCGCCGTCTTTATTCAAGGGGACTAATTTACCCCCGAGCGGTATGGGATTGCTCATCGGATGCCACCAAGGTGGCCTTTCAAGAAATCCTTCAAGAGCTGGACCGTAAAAGCTCCAATACTTCTGAAGGGTCCGATGACTCCTAGCGTGGTCAATAATTTCAAGTTCTTTTTCATAGCAACTTGATTGTGCCACCGATCGCCCTGAATAAACAGGGGCTTTCACTTTAGGAGATCCTTCATACATCACGAAGCTGGGAATTTCTGAACAAAACCCTGTTAAGGGGTCCAGCTCCACAGGAGAAACTTTCATCCAATTAGGTAGAGTGCATTCTGGTAATTCACAAATACACTCGGATGAAAGGTTCTTGATCATAGCTTGTATATGCTGTTCAGTTGGAGTCACGGGTTTCAAAGCAGTATAACACACGAGGCAATTCAGAATCACATTGAACTGCCTTTTCCCCTTCTGAGAGACCCTGAGCATATAACCAAGGACTCCGTACCAAGTACCTCGTCTGTTCTTTCTGACGGGATACAACAGGGGGAGTCCCGCTCGGGATCGCAGCAAATCGACTTTCAGCGCTTTCAAACGGCTGACTGTCCAAGCTGGTCCTGAACATGCAACCCATTTATTGACAAGCAAATCAAACTGTTTTGCCTGCAATTTGGGTAAGCCATAAGACTGGCACCGACTCGCAATCGTGTGATTGATAGAC